CTTTCTCCACTGATCAAGAGTTAGTAGCTCTTGGTACGACTGCGATTGCAAACTGCAGTCCTGTCAAGCCCGCTGTCGACCTCAGCCAAGCGTTCGCGGAACTCTTTCGAGAGGGCTTACCGACTCTCATCGGTATGAAAACCCTCAAAGATCGAGGACCTAAAGCGCTAGCCTCTGAGTATCTTAACTTTCAGTTTGGCATCATGCCGCTCTGGAGGGATATACAGAGAACCGCTAAAGCGATCCGGAATGCAGACAAGCTATTGCAAAATCTGCATGACAACTCCGGCAAGCTCGTGCGGCGCAGGTTCGACTTTCCTGTTGAAATCGCTACCACTGAAACCGTCATCCCAATGGGACTTGGCAAGCATATACCTGATATCACTGACATCAGCGCATACAGCATTGCTGGCGGCATGGGTGGAATAGCGAACGGCACATACAAAGTGACACAGACCATCGAGAAGAAAAGATGGTTTAAAGGCGCATTTACGTACCACGATCCCGGAGTCGTCGACTCGGGTAAATGGAAACGAATTGTTGCAGACGCTGACCGCGTCTACGGCTTGCGCCCTAATGTGGACACCTTGTGGAATCTAATGCCGTGGTCTTGGCTCCTCGACTGGTTCGGCAATACCGGCGACGTGTTACAAAATGTCGCCGCGTTGACCGAGTGGGGTCAGTTGCTTCGTTACGGATACATGATGGAAACCACCACATGTACCACAACATATGCTGTGAATGGCATCTCGCAATCGCGAGGCCCTCTTCACGGCGAGCTCTTCAGCTACACCTTGGTAGATGTAACCAAGAAAAGAGTTCAAGCAACTCCGTTTGGATTCGGAGTGGAGTTTGATAGTTTAAATCTCTATCAGACTTCCATCCTTGCTGCTATCGGCGTGAGCCGGTGGTAGCAGCTTGCATTTTTGGGACATTTTGTCCCGGCAAGCAGGATGAAGAGAAACTTATTCTTCATCTGGGGCCCTTTGGTAAAGGCCCCCAAACCTATGTAAAAGGAGTACGACCAATGGCACTATCCGATCCGCTGTCCATCACGATCAATGGGACCGCTCATTCACTGCCGCGCACAAGCGCGGCGCCGAACAAGGGCACCTATACGAGCAATGATGGAACAGTCCAGGAGACTGCTTCCCACCAGTACGGAAAGCGAAACCGTCACCTCTTCCGAGTTGATACTTCGAAAGTGGCGGCAGATCCTTTCCAGAGCAGCGTTAACGCTCGGTACGCAATGTCAGCGTACTTGGTTATTGACGCGCCCACGGTTGGGTACACAGTTGCCGAGCAGAAGGCCGTTGTTGACGGCTTGATCGCTCAGCTCTCCGCTTCGTCCGGCGCCCTCATCACCAAGATCATCGGTGGAGAGAACTAGCCTAAGGCGAAGCATCGGAACAATTGGTCAGGAAAGACTACCCCAAAATGAATGGAGGAGCTTTGAAAAGCCCAATTGTACTCTGGACAGCGCTAGCGCATGATTTAGCTAGCGAATATCCTGCCATGTGCGTTAATAGAGACATTAGTTACGTCTCTCAGCGCTTCGAACGCGAGGGTATGTCGTTTCTGACGATAACCCTACCGGCCTTCGCAAAGGACTTCGAAAAGTCCCTAGCTCTCGGTCGCGTTGACTCAAACGTTTTCTTAGGTTTCAGAAGACGTCGAGGTCTCCCTGCATTTATGCAAGGTTTTCTCAGTCAAGTGTTCGAATGGGATGGAAAAATCAAGTCGGATGTAGACTCTTTTGCCGTGTTCGCGGTACGACAGCTAACGCTGCTGTACTCGAAGATCCTTCTGGAGTGCAGCGATGCACGAAAGGAGTCGGCTAAGAAATCTTATGTCCTTCTTGAAAAAGAG